GATAGAGTCGAGGAAGGTCCTCGCATCTCTACAAAGCATTTAGCACAGTGTATTGGTATACTGTTCTATAGCCTTTAATATAAACTGGACGGGTGATACCGTCCGTAAAGATCAAAACGACTAGTAGTTACTTTTACGAAGTAGTAGAATCTAGTGTCCTAATTAATTTTAGGGAATGTTTGGGCTCATTTGCCCACCCCAAAAGATCGTAAAGTAGTTTTTTGATGTTTTTATAGGAAAAACGTCAGTTCCAGTTTACACAGTTTTATATCTTTTTATAGGAAAAAGATCACGGTTTTTGTTACACAGGAGTGATTGTCCTGTGAGACTGTTCTATAACCATTTGTACCATTTGTCAGACCTGATTCGTTAGTTTTAGACATGTACAGTGTACACAGTTAGTCATTAACAAACTAGACTCGTGGAAATTATCCCCATTGGGATTGTGGAACGCCCCCAGCACAATTTTGATAGCACCGTAACCCGGTGTATCTTTTGAGTGTATGGCGCAAAGACTGCCTCCAGTCGAAACGTTTGGCTATCTCGCACTGTTGTTAGAAAGCAGAACGTACGCCCGCAAGGGTCCTGGTTCGCATGCTGAGCCGCAGTGTGTAACCGACAAGAGACGTGAGCCGTAAAAAAGCTCTCGTGGTGCCTTATACCAGATTCAGATGAACGGAATGTCAATCCGTTCTGTACGGACCTGTACTCCGTGTCGTTGACTTATGTTGACGGGATGATGAAGTAGGTACAATAAACAATTTAAACAATTATCACTTTTCTACCCCCACCGCCGAGAGGCATCATGAAACTGAAATTTCAAGCAGAAGTATTGGTAAAACTCTTAAAAGAAAAGTCAGCACCCGTGCACCAGACAAGTGCAGCGGTTGCCCCTCCAGCTCTTGAAGCTGCCGAGTTCAATTCTGGACTCGAAGACGACGTTAAACCCAATTTTCGTCGTGGTCGAGATGTGCGTGACGAAACGCGTCGCGCTGCTCATCTCAGGGCTAAAGAAAAACGATTGTCACAACGACGTCGTAGACAAGCTAGCCTACATCCTCAAGGTCTTGAGGAACCTGGTTTCGAATCAGACCAGGGCTTAGCTCCAGAACGTTTGGAGCTGAAAGCCAAAATATTGGATTACCATGCGTGTTTCAAAGAGTCTATTGACAAATTTGGATGGAACCGGCATGGCCCAATTGATTCAGCACCCGAAGAAATTTTGACGGGTGATTCGCCCCGTATGAAATGGGCGGATGAAGTCATGTCAGTTACGAGTGGGGTCACTCGTGTTTCTGAGGCGGAAAACATGACGGAAATTTTGGTTCGCATGACTGGGTTTGTTCTCGGTCTGGCGAACTGCCGTACACAGAGTGAAGCTGTTCGTTTGGCTCTTACTGTTTTAACGCAGTATTTTCGAGCAGCTTACGTTGATGAAGTGTACAAGTGGTGTTGTGATGACATGATGCCACAGAGTTCGAGTGCAGAGAATATTTTCTCCAAGATTCGCTTTCAGGTTACAACACTAAGTGATACCAAAGGAGGAAAGTTTTTGTTCAATGTATTCAGCTTGGCTGTTATGAGTGGTTTCTCAGCCAAGAGACTCGTTCCATTTGAGGAAACCAAGTATTTCCTCAAGAAGATTGAAGCAGACATATATCGCTCATCTTCAATGAAGTCTTGTCTAGATTGCGTTCTAGATATAGGCGATTATGTAGCATCAGCGTATGCTGCATTCAATAATGGAACACCTTTCAAAGATTTTTTCTTCCCCAACACCCTACAGCAAGAGATTGTTGATAGTAGGATTTTGGCAGAAAGGATAACCACAGGCGATGCCAATGCAGAAGATCCTGATTATTTGGATACATGTATTGAGCAGATGTCAAATTTGGAACTCAAACTTTCGAATATAATGTCAGAAGCCGGTGATTCCAAATCGCAGAGATGGGCACAAGCTGGGTATGACGTGGTCAAACGATCGCGACTTTCCATTGAGCTTGTCAAAGCATCTGCTAGTTTCCGCTACAAACCGATAACTATCGGCCTTTATGGAGAATCCCAAATTGGGAAAACCGTTATGGTTGGTATCGTTGGTGATGTGGTGGCAACAGCCACTGGAAAGAAATTCAATCCCTGTAATATTGCTACAATGAGTGATAAAGAGAAGTACGAAGATAGTATCAAGAATAATACTTTAATGCTCATTATAGATGATATAGGGTCACTTAAGGATACACCTGGTGACCCAGCAGCATCTACAGCAGCAGCCATATTACGCATGGTGAATAATGTGGCGCAACCCACAAATCAGTCCGATGTGGCGAACAAAGGAAAGATATATCATCGAGAAGAATTGATAATGTTGACGTCTAATGTTCGTGATTTTGGAACACGAGGTCCCTTCAAAGTACCGCTTGCAGCGGTTAATCGAATGTGGACTTACGAGATGATTTTGCGCCCAGAAGTTACAGTACCTGGGAAGAAGATTTTGGATGAAGCCAAAGCTCGCAAGTTGCAGGCTGAAGCGCCAGGCGGAATGGTGGATTTGCACACGTTCCAACGCTATGAGTACTATTGTCCAAATAAGGAAAATAGTGCGGAAATGGCCTACAGGCCAGTTGGAAATCCCTTGAGCACTCGGGAATTCCTTTTGGAAATCGGGCAGCGTGCACGTAATCATTATGAGCAGCAGATGTCTTTACGAGACTTGCAGCGCATGCGAACTGAAACGCCCATGTGTGAGAAATGTTTTCTCCACAAGGGGTCTTATTGCCAATGCGTTGAGGAGCCCGTAGAACCAGCAATGGTCAATCTGCGAGCAGAATCGTTGTTTAGTGCTTATGCTTTTTCCATTATGGATGAAATGGCCATGAATGCCGTTTGGCACACATCCCGTTATGCGGGACGCCTGATTACAGGCCAAGTCGCCAGGGTGGTGCAGCGGAATGCTTTTCGCACTGCTGTTTTTGTTCTGACCACTACTTTGGGTGCCGTTAGGTACTTAAAGCATAGGGAAATGCGCATTTGCGCTTTCCTGGTTGCGATTTGGTTGTGGATGTCAAACTACTTGTTGTGGTTGGATAGTGCATCAATGTGGCAGTTGGCCCTAACGGGCTGTGGATTTTTCATGATAGCCTTTCTAGGTTATGGAAATGCCGTTATGGATGCTTTCGCATACGAAGCCACGCGTTCAATGCTCAATAAACAGACACGTAGTATTTTGTGTACTTCATTAGCTGTCTGCAGTTTTATTGGCGTCGTGAGACGTCTTTACCACATGCAGGCAGGAGCTGATGAACCATTTGAGCATGCTGCTGATGGCATTGCAGTTCCCCCAGAACCGAGAGGCTTTGCACTACCCATTGTACGTCGACCTGAAGGCAATATTCTGCCCAAGGTGTATAGAGACGTTGTGGAGCGCCACAAGGAGGTCAATCCGTGGCAGCCTGGTAGTGAACGCCCCGTTGTTTTTGCGAATGAAGCGCGAACCATGACTTTTGATCAAGTTACAAACCGCGTGAATAAGTCTTTTTTCAAGATCACTTTCACAAGTAAGACGAAAAGAGCTTCATGCTTTACGCTTCATCTGTGTGACACCATCTGGGCCGTGTCGAAGCACGTTTTCCAGTCTATGGAAGATCCGAATTGTCAAGTTGAATTGAGCCGACCGGGACATATACTTCTTATGTCTCAAGTGTCGGCACATTATGTGCCAGCGGATCCCATGTGTGATACTGTTTTGATACAGTTGTTGGGCATTGGTTCATTTCCAGATACCACCAGGTTTTTACCTGAGGGTGGTTACAAGGATCAGATGTTGAAATTTGTCACCCGTAGAGGTAATGACCTGGTCGTAGACAATGTTTACGGTAGGATGGGTCTTATTTCAACGACCTCGAAAGTTCTACCTCATAGTGGAATCATCTACAATCGTAGTGAACCCACTATAGAGGGCGATTGTGGATCAATGCTCTTCACAGAGAATAATCCACACGGATTGGTCGGATTCCATTGCGCTGGTGATGCACAAGGTAATTGTGCCGCCGCCATTGTTAAAATGGAGTGGGTGCGTGACTTTCAGCAGCAAACCTGTAATTTCAAGCCGGAGGGGTCCAACCCCATGCCCTTTGCTTTGGGTGATGACGTTGATTTAAATCCGTATTCACTTGGTGAGGCTGTCAGGACTGATTTTTTCCTGGAACATACCGTGTTGAAGCGACACACTCCAGGTTGCAGCGTTGAACCAGTGGCATACTTGCCACATTCAAAAGTACGGCCCAAGACGCAATTGTCATACGGCATATTGCATGAGTCACTCAAAAAACAAGAAATGCCGATAGAGCATGGGCCCCCATCATTTCACGTAGATCGTGATCATGACGGGGTCTTGGAAGCCATTCATAACGGAATGCGATTGATCGATCCCGCCCTCATGAAGAAGGCTATCAACGACTATGTTGAGCCTTTGAAGGCGGAGATCAGGGAGAAATCCATGTCGAAGATTCCACCACTTGATTTAGATCAAGTACTGAATGGTGTGGAAGAGAATCGCTTTATTGGACCAATGAAAGAGACCACTGCTGCTGGCTTTGGTGCCAAAGGTAAGAAGACACGAGATTTTATTGATGTGACGTACGACGTCACGGGCAAGAAGATTCTTGCTCCGACGGATTTGTTACAACGTAAGTTCGAGGAGGGTTTGAAACGCCTCGAAAGAGGTGAACGTCTCAATCCTGTGTTCAGGACGTCGCTCAAGGATGAGCCAGTCAAATTGGACATGGAGACCGGAGAACCTAGAAAGTTGAACCGTGTGTTCTATTCTTGCCAGACCGATACGTTGTGCCTGGCAAAAGCTTTGTTCGCGCCGATAGCAGCAGCAATCTTTGAATTTCCTCTCGTTAGTGAATGTGCTGGAGGTCTTAACTCATTTGGTGATGAGTGGGGCCAGGCATATGAGTATTTAATCGCTTTTGGAAAGCATAAAATACTTGCAGGAGATTTCAAAAATTGGGATCAGTCGCTTAGTAGTCAGGTGATTCGTGCCTGTGGTTTAGTTTGTATGCATGTTGGTGAGGCCTTGGGCTATACGCAACAGCAATTGATAGCCTTGAATGGGCTGATTTCTGATATTGCGGTTTCGTATGTGGCGTACAACGGGTGCTTGAGTGCCTTTGATGGCTTGATGCCATCTGGCACTTTTTGCACTTTGTTGTTCAACAGCATTGCTAATTCACTGATACATCGATGTGCGTTCTTTGCACCCGGATTTGATGGTACTTACGAACACAACGACGAACTTTCCTTCCGAGCAGTGAATCGTTTTTTGTACCTCGGCGATGATTCCATTGGGGGCAGCAATGTTATGTCACAGCGTGATGTCAAGGCTTTTTGTGACAGCGTTGGCTTGGTTTATACAGACGATAAAAAGTCTTTGGACCATATCGACGCTTATCAACACATTGACAACGTTAACTTTTGCAAACGCACCTTTCGGTATGAGCCATACATTGGTCACTATTTGGCACCACTTGCCTTGTCGTCCATTGACAAGGCCTTGTACATGTATAGGGAAGGAGACATGGATCCTCAGACGTACGCTATTCAAGCAGTTGAGTCTCAAATGCGAGAGTACGCACGACATGAGGATTCTGTTTTCGAGCAGAGGAGGAAAATGGTCACGAACGCTTGTCTTGATGCTGGCATTTATGTCCATCTCGTCGACGTTCTTGGCAAGTCACGCCAGGATTGGCTTGACGATTTCCATCATCGATATTTCGCGAGTTCAGAAAACGACTTTAGCGATCTTACAGATATGGAATCAATTTAACCCTTGGCCGGGAAGTAATGTACAATTCTACTTTAAAAAGCCAACTATATGTTATGGTTACCTAGTTTTACATATTATGCGTGTTACACTAAGGCTTACATATTTTATAATGCATTTTTCGGCGTCCTGTATAATCCTCCAGGGATGCTATGAACAAATATGGATTACTATTTTTCAATACCGGAAAAGTCCGATGCAAAACATCGGCACAATGCAGCTGGATAACCAGCAATCCTCCTGGCAGAGTGGACGCTCTTCAGGAGATGATGGGACTAGTTCCCATCTGACCACCAGTGATACCAATGATGGTTTCTTTGAACGACCCGTGCGCATTTTCAGCACACAGTGGGAGATCGGGGTGACTCTTAATCAAGAGATTAACCCATGGAAGTTATTTTGCGAGGATCCTCGCGTTTCCAATCGACTTGCCCATTTCAAGAATTTAAAGATGAACCTTCACGTTCAGCTATTAGTGAATGGAAACCCCTTTTATTACGGTAGGGGTATTATGTTTTACAATCCATTACCCAACACTGATTCTGTGTCGCGTTTGACGGCACCACCAGAACGAGCTGACCTGGTAGAACAAACACAACGACCGCACATTTACTTCGACCCGACAAAAAGCGAAGGTGGTGAACTAGTTTTACCATTTGTGTGGCCAAAGGCCGCGTTGGACGTGCCGATGGCGGAATGGAACGCAATGGGAATCGTGACTCTTAAGAGTATGAACCCACTTACACATGCGAACGGGGCGACTGAGCCCATCACCATCACACTTCTGGCGTATGCCTCTGGGGTTGAGCTGAACACGCCAACTTCCACGGTGCCACTCAACCTTACCCCTCAGGGAAGGGATGAATATGGCACCATTTCATTTCCAGCACACCTAGTAGCCAAAGCTGCAGGTGCAGTTGGCGATGCTCCAATCATAGGAAAGTTTGCACGAGCAACAGAAATGTTATTCGGGGCCGTTTCCAATGTAGCCAGCATTTTTGGATACAGCCGCCCTAGGGCGGTTCCGGACCAACTTGCACTGGTGCGTCAATTTGGCGAACAAGCAGTAACGAACTTCCCAGATACTAGTTTGAGTCTAGCACTGGATAGCAAGAAGGAACTTACTATTGATCCTCGAGTTGTCGGCCTGGCGCCCATTGACGAGATGTCTTTTCTATCGATAGCAACACGTGAAGCATATGTCGGGAGATTCGTTTGGAGCGAATCCAATGCCACGAGTGACCATCTTTGGTCACAAGCCATCACCCCTTTTGCCGGGATGGTGGACAATGACGGCGATTTCCATATATCCCCTATGGCCATGGTGGCCCTTCCCTTTGAATTCTGGAAAGGTTCCATGGAGGTCAGACTACAAGTTGTATGTTCGGCCTACCACAGAGGGCGGTTGCGAATTGCCTGGGACCCAGATTATGTTGATGATCCCAATACGTTCAACGTCAATTATTCGACGATGTTGGACATTTCGGAATCAACTGAAATTACTATGCGTATAGGGTGGGGACAGAGTTATGACTATTTGAGAACTGGCCTTTTGGCCAATGGTATCAATGCGTCTGGAACCGCTCCACCCTTTTCCGCCCGGCCTACATTTGCAAATGGACATTTGCAGGTGTTTGTCGTGAATCCTCTAACTAGTCCAAGCACTGCCATCACAGACATAGAAATTAATGTGTTTATGAAAGCGTGTGAGGATTTTGAGGTGGCATCTCCGACCACTATAAACCTTAGTAAGATTAAGGTTTTGGAGAATGCCGTGCGACCGCCCGATACAGTTATCGGTACGCAAGTAATTGACAAAGCCTCCAACTCTAGTATGTTGTCTAGAGGGCCTCTGGCCCTCTTTACTGACACGCGAACAGTGTCAGATGGAGTGTTGTCAAAGAATGGGTTCACACGGAACGGATGGTTGTACAATTACTCGCCGAACGCTTCTACGTTTAAGACCACTATCGGGTTTCATCAGGTTCCCGGTGGTGATGCTGACATAGAATTTAATTTGGCTGGCATCGATTACACCATCCCAGTCCCTCCTGGAGGGGCCACGGTCACACAGGATTTTGACATCCAACTACAACCTGGCTGGACCAGAACGCCCTTTTCGATTGGGCAAGATTCTGGTTCTGACAACCAGGTCGATGATGTGAAGATGCAAATCCCAGGCGATGCTCAATTTATTGGGCTAACGCCACCTTTGTTGCAACCTTTATGTTTACCCGCAGTCAATTTGGGATTACAGGGAGGTGAGCCAACAATCACGCCAGTTAGTGGTGGCGTGCCAATAGTAATCACTTTGCCAGATTATTATCCAAATACTCCAGCAAACATCATAACTTTGGGCGAAACAGTTATCACTGGCGCAACGCCAGCAACAGCACCCGTCACGCCTGTTAGCACAGGTCATATCCAGACGGTATACCCAGGTATTGATGGTAAGATTACTATTACAGGTACAGGTCTATGGAATATCAGATCTGTGAATTACCTGAAGAAGAACATTGACCTTATTCCGCAGGGTCAAGCTGAAGAACTTAATGCGGAATCTGATGATGCTAACGCACCTGAAAGCATGTCTCCTGATGTAACTATGGGACCGACCTCAGCAGTGAGGGGCCTCAATGACATATACTTTGGAGAACGTGCCGAATCAGTTCGAGCTATCTTGAAAAGATACGAGACTTGGCTAACGGTCGATACCCCCGATGGGTCGACGCCAGCTGGCTCTTACGGATTCGTTTGCGATCATTATCCACACATCCCGATAAATTTGACGGGATCCGGTTGGAGTATGACCACGCGCAATGACTTGACAGTCTTTAATCTCTTCTCGAGTGCATATGTGTGCATGAGAGGGGGGATGAGATTTAAATTGTCCCTGGCGCGCCCTGTTAACGCTTTCGAGCGCTATTCAGTGACTAGATATTCCACCGAGGAAGCAATTCCACCATCTCTGACTATTATTTCAGACGCAACTCTTGCTCCACGCCCAACACGTTGGCGTGGTACTGCAACAGACACATGTGCTATCAAGCCATATGCCGAATTTGAGCTGCCGATGTATACTAATCTGAGATTCACCAGCGGTCGTTGTCGCCGCGCATTTTTGAGAAACGAGTTTATTGAGAAACCAACATATCTCGTGGAATCACATTTGCCAAATGCCAACAACAAATTGTCTGTGAATTATGCAGCGGCGGAAGACTTTTCTTTGTCTTTTTATCTTTCCACTCCAATTCTCAGACCAATCCCGTAGCGAATGGGATAAGACGTAGCGACGCGTCGATGGGCTTAAGTCCATTCTGCGGTCACTCCTTCGATTGTACACTTAGTTGTTTATATGCGGGAGATGACCCGCGGAATTTTTTACTAGGTCGCACATTCTAAGGAGCGCAGATAAATGTAC